TCCCACGCGATGTCGTCAAGCCGGACGTGCATGCGGCTGCGGTTGCCGCCGGCAACGGCGACCAGGCCGAGGCCGGCGCATGAGCGCCCGCGATGGTCAGGCCTGGCACGGCGTACAGCCGCCGCCGGCGGAGCCCGCCCCACCCCTGCGCGAGCGGATCGGGAGCCCCTCAGATGAGGTCGCAAAACAGGAAGCCGCGGCCAAGCATGTCCGGGTCGACGCGGCCGGCCACGAGATGTACGTGTGCCACCACCCCGATCACGCTGCACGGCGGGTGTTCCCGATCGACCCGGCGTCGCCGACGGTTGCCTACCGCGCGTTCCGCGACCACATGGACGCCCACGACCGCGACCGTCGTCCGGATCTGCCGGCACTGCGGGCCGAGCTCACGGGGCTGATCGCCCGCATCTCGATGCGGCCCGAGCAGCTCGGCGACCTGCTCGGGATGCTGCTGAGCTACGTCCCGATCCACGACTGGGCCAGCCTCGAGGTGGATCTGCGGCGCGAGTTTGGCGTACCCGGCCCGGCCATTGTTCCCACCGACACGGCCGGCTAACCGGAATGAATTACCGCGTAACCGAGGTCGGTGGGCAATCGTTTTCCGTACCTCGGGGGTTCTTGCACCCAACTGAGGGAGCGGTACCCGTGGAAGACGCAACGACCGCCTGGGTCGTCGCCATCGCTGCGTTCAAGTACTACCTGCGCTCGGCCGAGCGCTCGGTGGGAACGATCCGGCTGCGCATCTACTACGTCAGCCGGTTCGCCGTCGACGTAACAAGGGAGGACCCGTACCACTGTGACCCGTTCGCCGGCCCGGACACCGGGATCGGTGTCGACCAGCTGGCCGGCTGGCTGGCCAACCAGGCCTGGCAGCCCGAAACCCGCAAGTCTGCCCGGGCCAGCGTCATCGCCTTCTACCGGTGGGCCGCCAAGTCTGGCCGGCTGACCGGACCGAACCCGGCCGCCGAGCTCGAGTCGATCACCGTGCCGAGGGCGCTGCCACGGCCGACGCCCGACGTTGTCCTGGTCGACGCGCTGCTCACCGCCAACGATCACGACCGGCTCATCCTGAAGCTGGCCGGGTACGCAGGCCTCCGGCGCGCCGAGATCGCCAAGGTCAGCGCCGACGACTTCGACTGGGAGGCCGGCAACCTGCTCGTGCGCGGCAAGGGCGGCAAGCAACGCTGGGTGCCGGTCCACCCGGAGCTCGGCGTCGACGTCCAGGCCGAGCTCGAGCGGCGCGCATCGGGGAAGACCGGCACGGGGTGGCGGTACTACGTCGACGGGATCACGCCGCACGACTACCTGTTCCCCGGCCGGGACGGCCACGTACAGCCCGACGCGATCGGCAAGGTGCTGTCGCGGCTGCTCGCCGGCCACTGGACCGGGCACACGTTGCGGCACCGGTTCGCGACCGTCGCGCTCCGGGTCAGCAACGACCTGCGGGCCGTCCAGGAACTGCTCGGCCACAGCAAGCCGGAGACCACTGCCCGCTACACCGAGGTGTCCGCGGCCGCCAAGCGCACCGCAGTACTGGGGGTCGCTCCGGAGCCGCCGCCGCCGGGGCCGGAGTCGAGAGGCTCGCCGCGTACGGCGTACACACTCGCCGCCTGACGCGGGAGGTCATATTTCGCGGATTTCGCCGCGTTGGTCATTTTATGACGCCCGATGCAACAGCAAATCTCCGTAAAGCAGCGGACCCGGTTGGGGGGTCGCCGGTTCGAGGCCGGCCCGCTGCACGATCCGGCCACGGTGGCCGGACAGACAAGAGGGGTTCACCAATGAGCATCAACAAGGGCCGCTGCGCGAAGGTCGCGAAGTAGCAGGGAGGTAGGGATCGTGGGGACGCACGCGAAGAAGGGCCGGCTGTTCGGCTGGCTGTGGCGGATCACGTCGACCGGTCGGCACGCCGGCGCCGTCGACGCCGCGTCGCGGGTGCCGAGATCGCCCGGGCGACACGGGCGGCGGCCGGTCGGATCAGGCATCGACCCCAGGTCCCGCTGAACACAGAAGCCCTCCGGCTCCGTAGTCCGGGGGGCTTCTGCTCGTTCTACGGGGCGTAGTTCGCGGTGACGTCGACGGCTCGGCCGGTGGTGACCGGGGATGCGGGGCCGGCGATGAACTGGTCGGGGTTGTGGGGCGACACCATCGCTGCGACGTCTTGGTACGGGGCGGTCTGGTCCTCGGTGTACTTGCCGACTGCGACGGTGAGGACCAGGCCGAGCAGGCCGACGACGCCGGCGACCCAGGACGGTACGCCGGGGATGACCGCGAGGCCGCCGGTGGCCGCGGTAGCCGCGGCCGCGACGGATGCCAGGACCCGGACTGGGCGCGACTTGGTCATGCTTCGACCCTCGGCGGCCAGCACCAGGTGCGCTCGCCCTCGCCCTCCTGCACGCTGGTCACCCAGAGCGTGTCGTTGCCGTCGAGGAAGAGCTGGCCGTTGACGAGCTGGTTGGGCCAGACGCGCGTGACCAGCAGCGGGTACACCTCTCCCGCCTCGGCCTCATTACCGGAGTGGATCACGGCGCCCGACGCCAGGGACGCGGCCTGCGACTCCCTCGCGTCAGTGCGGCGCCGGTTGATCTGGTTGGCGTCGGTGGCGGTGATCGTGTAGTGGACGATTCGTCCGATGCTGGGCTTCATCACTGACCTGCCTTCAGCGCCTCGAGCGCGGCGATCAGCTCGGCGTGCTGCTTGACCATCAGCTTCCGAAGGTCCGCGTACCGCTGGCCTTCGATGCCGGGGGTGGACTCCTGCTGACGGATGAACTCGATCACGCGGTCCGCGTCTTCCTTGGCCATGCCTTCCTCCTCCTGGGTGAACCACGGTGACGTGTCGGTCTCCGCGGCGTGGGTGTGCTTGATCGAGATGTGAACGTGGCCGGTGTGCGGGTCGCCTTCGTACGGCTCCCAGTCCCACGGGGCGCCGTCCTCGGTCGCCGAGGCGATCCGCCGGTTCCAGATGACGTACGCGACCCGCTGATCCCGCACCGTTGCGTCGAGCAACTGCTGTACGTCGATGCCGTCCTTGTCGACGTCGACCGCCCGGACCACGCCGCCGGCCGACCAGTCCGGGTTGTGGTCGGACACGCGGGCTGCGTGCGCGGCGTCGCCCTTCGCGCCGTCCGAGGCGTGGTCGCGGTTCGGCCAGCGGGCGTCGACCTCGTCGAACAGCGCGACGAGCGACGCCGCGAGGTACCAGTCAGCCATGGGGTTCCTGCTCGACGTCGTCGTCGATGGTGAAGAGCAGCGTGATCGCCTGGCCCTGTGCGACCTTGTCGGCGACCTGGTCGAGCACCGCCATGGTCAGGGACAGGCCCGGGGTGTACTTGGCCCACTCGGCGTTCCTGCCGTCGGCGTAGTCGGGTGAGAACCCGAGCCGGGTCTGGCCGTCGCCGGCGGGCTGCTTGGCCGTACAGGTGACCTTCGCGGTGAAGAGGATCTGCGCGGTGTCGGTCATGAGGTGGCTCCTTCGTGTCGTTCGAACACTTGTTCGATCATGGGTTCTGGTCGGTGAGCACGCAAACCGCGACGGCGATGCCGGTGGGTGCCTCGGTGGTCATGACGTGCTGGGTCTGCAGCGTGCTACCGGCCGGACAGGAAGGCCCAGCGGGACCCTGGGGTCCCTGCGGTCCGGCCGGCCCCGGGTCGCCCTGTGAGCCCGGCGGCCCCGGATCCCCGGCCGGGCCCTGCTCACCGGCCGGACCAGCCGGACCCGCAGGCCCTGCCGCTCCGGTGCCGCCAGACGGCCCTGTGAGCCCCGGGATACCGCGCGGGCCCGTGGATCCCTGGCACTTGCTGACGAGGATCAGGCAGCCCGGCGTGGTCCCGTTCCTGCCCGCCTGGCCAACAGCACCAGCTGGACCGCGCGGGCCCGGCGGACCAGCCGGTCCCTGCGGGCCGATAGGACCACGAGCACCCGGGTCACCCTTCTCGGCCGCCGGCCGCTCCGTGATCTCTTTCGCCTTCGTACAGGCATCCGTCCCCAGCAGGACCCGCACCTGTGCTGGGTCCTTCGCGCACGCGGCCTTGATCGTCTCGGCCGACTGGACCAGCTCGGCCTGCGCTTGCTGCTTGTCGTCCTTCTGGGTCGCGCCGTAGATCCACAGCACGACGATGCCGGCCGCGATGCCGGCGGCGATGGCCAGCGACAGGTACCTCACTGCGGTCCGGTCAGTCATCCGACTTCACCTCGTCTTTCGGTGGGAACCGCAGCGCTTCGTCGATCCCGGGCGGTTCGGGGATGCGGTGCTGGCCGAGCAGGTCGCGGAGCTCGGCGACCATGATCCGGATCTTCGGGCGCCACCGCTCGTACTGCTCGAGGCGTTCCGCGTCGGCCTTGGCCAGGTCGTTCTGCTTGCGCTGCAGGGTGGACAGGCCGGTGAAGAACGCGGTGAACAGCAGGGCGAGTGATGCGACCAGCGCGCTCGCGTCGAACGTCACTTGACCGATCACGCCGCACCTCCCCGTGTCCCTGGACCATGGCTCAACGCATCCTCAGAAGTAGGTGGTGACGGTGACGACGCCGGCGGCGCCGTCGCCGCCGACCCGGGCCGCCTGCGAGGCGCCGTTGCAGGCACCATGCCCACCGCCGCCGTACAGCTCGCCAGGTGCCCCGGCCGCACCCGATGTGACCGTCCCGCCGGGTTCGGAGCCGCCGAGTTGGGAGGCGCCACCGTTACCCCGGGCGACGGACGCGGCGGCGATGCCGAAGCCCATGCCACCGCGCGAGCCCTGGATGTTCAGGTCGCCGCCGGTGCCCGTACCGCCGGCGCCGCCGGTGCCCAGCATCACCGGCGGGGTGGCGGCGCCCACGCCCGTGCTGAACGTGCCGCCAGCTGCCGAGCAGAAGGCGCCGAAGCTGGACGTGCCACCGCTGGTGCCGGCGGTGGCGCCGGCGGTCCCCGCCAACCCGCCCGCGCCCACAGTCACCGTCTCGGAGGCGCCCAGGGCCGAAGCCAGGATCAGCTTGCGTGCGTAGCCGCCGCCACCGCCACCAGGTGAGCCGGAGACCTGCGCCGCGCCGGTCGCGAGCGCCCCGCCGCTGCCGCCGCCACCGCCGACCACCTCGACGATGACGTGGCGCAGACCGGACGGCTTGGTCCAGGTCCCGGACGCGGTGAACACCTGGGCGTTGGGGACGCCCGGGGCGATGATCGTGTCGCCGGCTAGCTGGACCATGGTGCTCCTTCAGAGTGCATAGCGGGGCGTGTTCCAGAGTGCGACGGCGGCGCCGGCCAGGTGGGCTTTGACGACGCCGTTGACGGATCGGGTGACGGTGAACGTCTGCGGGGCCGTGGCGCTGGTGATGTTCGTGACGGTCATCCGCTCACCGCCGACCTTGATATCGAACGGGAACTCGCCGGCCGTGTTGGTCCACAGCACTCCGGCCGGCCCGGTCGGCGACACCGACAGCGACGTGCCCGTGGTGGTGATCCCGGCGGTCAGCGCCGACCCGTCGGTGTCGTACCGGTCTGGGCCGGTGCCGACCCCGGATCCGTACACCGCGACGTTGTAGGGCGACTCGGGTACGCAGTTGAACGTGATCTTGTGCTCGAACGGTGACAGGTCCTCGCTGTACCCCAGCACCAGCAGGGAGACGTCGTCGTAGATGTTCACGGCCGCCGCGCCGGTGATGACCAGGCGGTCGCCGATGTCGACGGCGAGCAGGGCAGCCGACAGGGCCGGGTTGCTGGTGAGCGCCCGCAGGTCGACGGTGACGGACGGGAACCGCGCCTCGTCGATGGTGCCCAGGTGCAGCAGCCACGCGGCGACGCCGGGCAGCTGGTCGTCGGTCTGGACGTTCAGCGTCACGTCGTCCTTGTAGCGGCCGACACCGAGGGGCGGGTCGAGGATCGACAGGCGACTGGTCGTGTCTTGCAGCCGGACGCTGCCGCCGTCACGGCGCGACGCGGTGATGTCGTTGTGGGTGGCCGCGTCGTCGTCGACGGGCTCGAGTGGCGGCGCCAGCTGCTTGGCCGAGTAGTCCAGCGTCGCCGCCGGGGCCTGGTTGTACAGCGACGTCCGGGTCCGGTACAGCAGACCGGTCCGGTCGCGCGGCTCACCCATGATCCCCAGATCGGTCGACTCGGCGTCGCGGATCTGGGTCAGCTTCGATTCCGAGTGTTGCGGGCCCATCAGGGTCGTGTCGGCCGGGTCGCCGACGATCGAGACCGGGATCGCGGCGAGGGCACAGATCCGCTGGATCCGGACACCGGCGGCTTCACCGGCGTAGCCCTGTGCGGCCAGGGTGACGTTGGCAGCTGACGGCCAGATCTCCGAGGTCAGGTCGGCCCACACGGCGATGTGGGCGAGGTTGATGTACTGCTCGCCCGGATCCCGGTTGATGAACATCCGGAACACCGACAGCCCGTTGACGTTGTGGGCGGGCTGTGTGCCTGAGTCGACCACGGCGCCGTCGATGTACAGGGTCCAGTCGGTAGCGGTGCCGTTCTTCAGCAGCTTGAGCCGGCAGTGGTGCGGCAGGGTGTCGAGCAGTTCGGGCAGTACGCCGGTCGGCGAGAATCCGATTAGACCCGTGTCGGGGTCATCGAACGAAACTTGGGCCACGCCGGCATCAAACGACAGGTTCCACCCAAAGCCGTTGTAATCCTTGCAATCAACGGCAAAGGCACCCATGTTGCCGATCTGCTGCCACACGAAGTCGAAAGCCCAGTTGGGGTAGCCGGTGGCGACGTCGCCGCGCATCGGCCAGGCGTCGCTGTTGAAGAACGCCATCCCGGTCCCGAGGTACTCGCTGCCCAGGGACTGCCCGTACTGGAAGTTGCCGCTGCCGCCCTCGCCGCGGAACCTGTAGTTGGTGGCCTGTCCCCACACCGGCGCGATGTCCAGGCTGTACTGCGTGCCGGCGGCGCCGTCGAGCGGCCAGTACCGGAACAGCCCCGGCTGCGGAGTGATGTACGCCTTGAGCCCGGTCTCGGCGGGGTCGGTGCCCTGACCGAGGCGACGCAACAGGCCGGCTCCCTCGAGCGGAACCCACACATCCGATGTGCTGGTCAGGTCCCACTTCGGCGGGAAGCTGGACGTCTCGCACCACGCCCGGTACGACACCGTGCGTACGGCGACGCCCATGATTCCCCAGTGCGCCGAGGCCTGGGTCCAGCCGATCGAGTAGAGCGCCGGGGCAAGCACGTTGCTGCGGTCGGTGTTGACCGTCTCGGTGCCGATGTCCAGCTCGTCAAGCTGGGTGTAGCCGACCTGCGGCGCGATCGTGGAACCGTCGTCGAGCTCGCTCAGCAAGGTGCCGAAGATCATCGCCCGCTTCGACGTCGACGCGGTGGTGAACGGGTTGGTGGTCGGGGTCGCGTTGCTGTACGCCGACGTCACGAAGTCGAGCTCGGCGGTCTCACCCCCGCTCACGCTGATCGCGCAGGCGTACCGGTTCTTGACGGCGTTGGTGTCCACCACCACGGTCTGATTGCCGGTCGGGATGTCCCGGTTGAGCCAGTAGGCGTACCCGACCGCGTTGAACGCGCCCATCACGAACAGGCCGAAGATCACGCGCTGCATCGTCACGCCGCCGTACGTCACGCTGTTGATCTGCCCGGCGTTGGTGTCGTACTGCCACACGAACACGAGGACCCCGGTGGGGGTCGTGCCGTTGTGGGTCCACGACAGGTCACCGGTGCCGCTGGTCGAGCTGGTCGCGTCGTACACCGGGTCGAACTGCCGGCTCACCCGGATCGGGGTGTTGCGGCCGATCTTCCCGAAGTACGGCGACAGCGGGTTCCGCGGCGAGTACTTGCCGCCGGTGTTCTTCACCGACAGGCCCAGCTGGGTCGGGCCCGCCTGCGACGCGTACTCCGTCTTGCCGCGCCTGATCGAGTGCCCGTCGCGGTGCATCACATCGGCAGAGATGTCAGCCCAGGCGCCGTCGACGTACAGCTCGGTGAGGACGCTGAAGGGTGCGGTCACTGGCCCAGCACCACCTGGACGTCGCCGCCGGCGTTCTTGATCGCCTTCCGCAGCACCTCGACCAGGAGGTCGTCGAGCCGGGTACCGCCTGAGCGGATCACGATGGTGCCGCCACCGCCGCTGTTGCGTCCGCCGGAGACCCGCTCGCCGGCCTTCAGCACGGCCAGGGTCTCCGACCCCAGGTTGCCGCCGACGACGCCGCCGGTGTGGAAGTACGGGATCGTGAACGACTTGCCGCCGAGCCCGGGGATCCAGCCCGGGACCGAGAAGCCCTTGCCGCCGACCGTGTTGTTCCAGGCGTTCCGGATCGCCGAGAAGGCCGCCTCGAACGGTGCGGCGATGGTCGACCCGACGCCCTTGAAGAACCCGGAGATCGCGCCCGGTACCGCCTTGAAGAACCCGAGGATCGAATCCTTGTGCCTCTTGATCGCGAGCACGGCGAGCCCGATGGGGCCGGTCAGGATCGCGAGCAGCAGCGGCCAGTTGTTGCGGATCCAGGTGACCACCGCCTGGACCACGCCGAGCACCGTACGGAACGCGCCGTTGACGATGTTGCGGAACGTCTCCGAGTGCTTGTAGGCGTACACCAGCCCGGCCGCCAGCAGCAGCAGCGCGGTGATGATCAGGCCGATCGGGTTCGCCCGCATCGCCGCATTCAGCACCTTCTGCGCTACCGCCATCACGTTCGTTGCCGCCGCCGAGGCCAGCGCCGCACCCTTCGCGACCACGTTCGTCGCGGTCTGCCGGGCCGTGGCAAGGGTGTTCTGGATCCCGGCTTCCCACACCTTCTTGATCGCCGGCAGCAGGGCGCCGCTGAATCCGTCCGCGAGCGCCGCCACACCGCCGGCCAGGTCGGTCGAGCCCTGGAGGATGTTGCCCTGCATGATCTCGCCGAGCCCGGACATCGTGTCGGTGGTTCCGCGACCGACCGACTCGAGCGCGTCGAACTTGTCGTAGGTCTGCCCGGACGCCTGGTCGACGCGTCCGAATGCGGTGGTGGTCTCATCTGCGACCCGCTTGCTCGACCCGCCGACCTCATCGGCCATCTTCTTCGACGCCTGCCCGACCGACCCGAACGTCTTCGACAGGGCCGAGTCGTCGCCGGCCAGCGTCAACGTGACCTGTGGCTTGCCCATCAGTCAACCTCTATCCCGGCAGAGCGGGCAGCATCGATCAATGCCGCCTCGAGGTACCCCGCGGTCTCATCGCGGTGCTTGAAGTACGACGCGTAGATGTAGCGGCCTTCTTTCTTGAACGGTCGTCTCCCGCCGCGCGGGATCTTCCCGCCGAAGTCGAGCCACGGGTAGTACGGCACCGACCGGGACCCGCCCGTGATCCGGAACGCCTTCTGTGTCGACGCCGCCCGGACGCTGCCCCGGGCCTTACCCGACCTGGTCGGTACGCCGGACCGCGCCTCGGCCAGGATCGTTTCGCCGGCCTTGTTGAACGCGACCCGCAGCACCTTGGGCAGGTCGTTGTCGAGCTTCTTCAGGTTCCGGACGAACTCGTTGAGGCCGGTGATCCGGATCGGGTCGGCCACCGCTCAGCCCTCCCCTTGGAGCTGGGCCCGCTGTGCATCGCGGGCGTAGTACACGACCCACCGGACGTACTCGTCGTTGCCCATCTGGCGCACCTCCCGCACGGTCATCCCCAGCTTGACTGCGAGGAAGTGATCGAACTCGAGCCCGCTATCGGCGTCCTCGAACGCGAGGTACGCGGCTTTTGTCGGCGCCCTGCGATAGGCCGGACAGCTCGGAGATCTTGTCGGTGATCGGGCCCAGCACGCCGCCGGCCGGGTGGTCCTGCATCACCTTCACCTCGGCCTCGGTCATCACCGGGTCGACCATCGCCAGCGCGACCATCTTCCGTTCGAACCCGGCAATGTCGATCTCGCCGAGCTCGCGGCCGGTGTTCAGGTGCAGGACCTCCGACCGGGTCAACGCCCGGACCGTGACGGTGCCGGCGTACGTCTCGACCTTGCCGGTCGTCTCGACCCCTGCCTCGCCGGCGAGCAGTGCCGCCTTCAGATCGTCCGTCATAGCAGCCCTCCTAGCCGAGCGGGTACAGCTTGTAGGTGACCGTGGTCTGCACCGAGTGGGTGATCGTCACGACGCCGGCCGAGTCGGCCTGCTCCGGCCGGATCTTGAACACCTTGTTCGTGGCAGTGGCCAGCGTCGGCGCGAGCGGCGCGGCCGTTGCACCGGACGGGGTCACGCTGGCATCGCTGATCGACATGGTGTCGGTAGCCGCGTTGCCGTTCAGGATCTCGAGCAGGCAGCCGCGGGAGCCGAGCAGGGCGGCCGCGATCGTGTCCGTTGCCGCGACGTTCGCGCCTGGTGTGGCGACGCCGGCCCGGGTCGGGACGGTAGCTACAAGTGCACTCATGGTTCAGAGCCCCCTTCTACTGCGGTGCGGAGTTGACGTCGCCGTCGACGGACCACTCGGCCGACCAGGTCACCATGTCGGCGACCGGGTTCGACTCGACGTAGGTGTTCAGTACAGCGCTGAACACGTCCTGTGCCTTGCCGGTGCCGGTCCCCTCGGGCTGCCGGGTGATCACGGTCCCGTCGACCCCGAGCAGCGGCTCGAGCACGGCACGCGGCCCGGACACCGCGGTGTTGTCGTACAACCCGGACATCTTGAACTTGCCGTCCAGCAGGCCGCCGTTGTACCGGTGGGCGTCGTTGCCGTACGTCGTGGTGTCGTGGCTGTCGGCGGTCCGCTCGAGCTCGGACGCGTTCGTGTAGGTCGACAGATCAGCGGCGCCGACCTTGATGACAGTCCTCTTGCCGTGCTGCTTCGCCATAGGTCAGGCTCCGTCTCCGGTGATGTCCAGCATGAATGTCCCAGCGAGGTACTCGATCGCGCCGAACTCGACGACATCGAACGTGCACGTCTGCACCTCCAAGGTGTCGAACGACGCGTACACATCGGGTAACTCGAGCGCGGCTTTGAACGAGCGGGGCCCTGAGCCCGCGACGTACGGCGCCAGGTTCGCCCGGGCTGCCCGGTCGACCACCTTGCCGATGACCAGCAACACCGGCAGCGCGAACTTGTCAGAGCCGCGCCCATAGGTCAGGTCGAACGTGATCTCAGGCAGCGACACGAGCGCGGTCGGCGGCTCGACCGTTGAGATCGGGTAATCGAACACCCGCAGGTTCGGGATCAGGCGCAGCAGGACCGCGACCTCGGTCATCACCGTGTCGATGTTCATGGTCAGCCTTCCTAACCGACCGCGAGCCGGCGGCGGATGTAGGACGCGAGCATCACTGCCACGTCCGGGTCGACCTTCGCCAGCAAGCGGATCTCGCTACCTGACTCCGGTGACCCCGCCACACCGAACGGCGCATCCCGCCGCTTGTTGAACCGGGACCCCTGAATGAGGGTTGCTTCCTTGACCGTGGCCGGCACCGCGGACCAACCCCACTTCCCGACCCCGGTGACCTCGCCGATCTCGCCCTTCGGCAGGATCGTCGAGGTCTTGCTGACCACGGCGCGGGTGTACGGCTTGCCCCGCTGCGGTGCGTTGAGCGGTTCGAGCGTGTACAGCGTGATCGCGCCGGCGGTGATGTTGAGCGTGAACCCGGTGACGTCCATCAGGTCATCGATCTGGATCACCCACCGGCAGCGCGACTCGTCCCACCGCGGCGTGTAGAGCCGGGACTCGGGAGCCGCGACCTGGCCGAACTGGCGGTGTGTCGTCAGGTCGACCGCGCGGGAGGCCGCGGTGACCACGAGACCGAGCTGGGCGTCGTCGACCAGGTCACCGGCATCGATCCGAAGCAACGACTTCAGCTCGAGGGCGGTGACGTAGTCGGGTGCCCAACTCATCTCGCGGTCTCCTGTCGCATCAGGGCAGCTGGAAGGCGCCGACGGTGCAGCTGGTGACGGCCGAGTAGGTGATCGCGATGTTCGCGCCGCCGTACCCGGTCTTGAGCGGGAAGATCCCGATCGCGCCGGCGACTACCGTCACCGGCGCCGCGGCACCGATCGTCACGGTCTTCGACGCGGCATCGCCGTTGCGGAAGATGAACACTGCGGGCTGGGCGTCCCAGCCGCCCATCTCGTTCGCGGTGCACTGCACCGTGTCACCGCCACCAGCGGCGGCCGCAAGTACGCCGATGTCCAGGCCGGTAAGGGGGATCTGCTGAAGCGTGAGAGCCGCCATGGCCTACTCCTGTTCGGTTTCCGGGGCGGTCTCGCCCTGGTCGTCGGCGTCTTCGGGGACCAGGGCGTCTTCGACAACCCAGCCTTGATCGGTGAGGACGTGCCCACCCATGCGCACCGGCTCTTCGGTGGGCACGACGACCATGACCTCTTCCGAGCGGTTCTCGTTCTCGACGTCGACCAGGGCGTCACCGTCGCCAGTCGCGGCCGGCGGGGTCGGTTCGACCTCGCCGGCCGGGGCCGGTTCGTTCCTCTTGCGG